TTGACCCACAAGTTTGCACAGGAATACCTCAATGAAGCTAGAGACCTGGAGAATGCTAAGTTCAAGGTGGATAGACTTGTTAACTATGATGGTCAGTTCATATCAAAGGGTAACTTTGCGTACATAGTTGATAAGAAGGATGCAATACCTATACATGTTTACATTGGTGTTGACCTTGCATATGAGGCTAATGAGCGAAGTGATTATCAGGTCATCATGGTTATAGGCATGGATAGTGAGAAGAACATATATGTCATAGATTACTTCAGGGAAAGGGTTCCATTGTATGAGATGCCTTCCGAGATACTTAGCTATGCTAAGGAATATATGCCTATCAAACGTGCTAATGTAGAACATGTAGGTGCTCAGGGTATAATCAAGGATGCTGTTAATCAGTTGTCTGCAATTGATAGAAAGATGATGCCTGGTCTAGCTCATGGTGTAAGACCTCCAGCTGGTATAAAGAAGGAGGATAGGCTCGAATCATTGCTTGCTCCTATAGTAAATAGGAAGAGAATGTTCATAAAGAGGAAGCATCAAGAACTTGTTGATGAGATGTTCCAGTTCCCTAAAGGAAAGAACGATGACCTCCTTGATGGGCTGTGGTATGCGGTCACACATGCTAGACCTCCAATCAGTAGGAAGTTCGAATCTGACGAATTTGATGACTATGTAGAGAAGAAAGAGAAGAAATTGACTAGAAAAACTGTCATATCGTGGATTACTGGTCAAAAAATATAATTATTTTTAAAAAAGACTTGCATAACTACTGATTTTTTATTAAATTATATACTTAGATATTTATAAATACGTAGAGGTATATTATTCCTAGTATAAAGGAGATTGAGAAGCAGGAGAAAAATCCTGCTGAGGTCAATAAACAACTTTGGAGACTTTGGAGAGATAGTAGAGTAGATTGGGATACCGAGGCTAGAGACTCTATAGACTTTTTTCTCGGCAATCATTACACTACTGATGAGTCTCAAATATTACAATCTGTTGGTCAGGCAGACTTTGTCATAGATAGGGTCTATGCGGCAATAGAGAAATTAAAATCTCTCCTGACCTCACGCTCTCCAAAGTTTAGCGCTATAGGACGTGAGGATTCTGACAACAGGCTCGCTCTTGTATGGCGTGTTATATTAGAGTACATATGGGATATCTCTGATGGAGATACTCAGTTCAAGCAAGCGGTGCATGATTATGCCACTGCTGGTCTTGGTTATTTCTATGCCTACATTGACCCAGAGGCAGATTATGGCAGGGGCGAGGTCAAGTTTACATATGTAGACCCATTCCGGGTATACGTAGACCCAGCATCGAGAAGTAGATATTTTGATGATGCCTCTGGTCTCATACTCTCTACTATTTTAACAAAAGACCAGCTATTGAACCTATATCCTACTCTTGAGGAAATGTCGGACGATATAGAAGCAATGACATATGAAGAGGATTATCCATCCTCTCAGATGAAGAACTCCTCTGTGTCATTCACACCAGATGAGGTTGTGAGTCGTGATGCTAGTAGGGTTGATAGATATCGTGTGCTGGAAAGATTTACTAAGATAAAAGTTCCCTTTTATCGCTTATTTAATAAACAGGACGGGCAGGAATCTATCCTCGATGAGGAGAAATATGTACAGTTCGTAGAACAGAATGCCCAAGCTGTAGAAGCAGGAATGGTAGACCTGGTCGAAGTTCCTCAAACAAGAATTAAGATTACATGTACTGTAGGTGATATATTACTGTATGAGAATGTATTGAACACAGATGTATTTCCAATAGTACCAGTGCCGAATATATGGACTAATACACCATATCCTAAATCAGATGTTTCGAAAGTAAAAGATTCTCAGCGATTGCTGAACAAACTTTTCTCTCTCACTCTCTCACATGCACAGGCCTCCGCAGGCCTGAAACTACTCGTTCCGGAGGGTAGTGTTGATGATTTGGGGCAGTTAGAAAAAGATTGGGCTAATCCAAACGCAGTCATACCTTATAACCCGGAATTTGGTCAGCCACACTTCCCTGCCCCACAATCATTAGCTGGAGAGTTCTATGCTCTTATAGATAGAGTGGAACATTATATAGACCTTAGTTTTGGTATACCTGAGCTTATGCAGGGTTTTAAAGAAAAAGCTCCGGACACTGTTCGTGGAACTGCTATGCTGTCAGAGATGGGAGAATCCAGAGGTAAATCGAAACTGCGTGACATTGAGGGAAGTTTGAATAGATTGGGGAGATGTTTATATAATTTAGCCAAAGGGCATTATAATTATCAAAAGACTTTTAGAATCGTGCAACCTAATAATGATTTAACTGAGTTTACTATCAATAGTGGGTTATATGATGATAAGACACGTGAGCTGATGTCAATAGAGAATGACATCACTATTGGTCAGCACGACGTGAGAATAGTATCAGGCTCAACTTTGCCGTCAAACAGGGTAGCTGAATATCAGATGTATCTTGAGGCGTTCAAACTTGGCTTGGTAGACGATGTCGAAGTCCTGAAGAAATCAGAGATTTTTGACAAGGAAGGTGTCTTGAAACGCAAAGGGCAGATGGCTCAAATGCAGGGATACATTAAACAGTTAGAGAAGCAATTAAAGGACTTAAGTGGAGATTTGCAAACTGCTCAACGTGAGAATGTTCATTCTCGTAAGCAGGTCGAAACACAGAAATTCAAGTCTGAGCTAAAGGACATACTTACTGATACTAAGTATGACAGCAAGGTAAACCTTGACAAACTGAAGAATGTTGTCGATGCTCAAGAAGAGAAGGCGAGACAAGTCACCTCACAAAAGTAGGAAGGGTGTCCGAAAGGACGTTTGAGGAAAAGCACATCGGTTATGCTTTGAGACATCCTAAGTGGTGAAGCTATAACAAAAGAAATCGAGGAGTTTATAATGGAAGAAAACCTTAGACAAGAAGAGACCGCTCAAGTGGAGGCAACTCCAGAGCCTTTTCAAGAACCTAATGATATGCAGATGGATACTGCTGATGTCGACCATGAAGCTGAATCTAAGAAGTTTCAGTCAATGTACGACAAGAAGACAGTAGATTACGATAAGCTTAACGGCGAGGTTGGAGAGCTTAAAAAGCTTGAAAAACTTGGAGTTATGCTTAAAGAAAGACCTGATGTTGTTGAGGCGATGAAAAGAACTTTGAGTGGTGAAAAAAGTGTGAATGAGCAACCCGAGGCTCAAAAGCTCGATGAGAACTCATTTGACCCATGGGAAGCCTACTATAAACCTGGCTCTCCATCTTACGAGATGAGAGTCAATGAACAGAGGTCTCTTGTCAGCGAAGCTGTGAATGAACAGATGCGTGGTATACAAGAGACAGTTGCGGTTAATAATCTCAAAGGAGAATTATCTTCTAAATATGGTATCAATGACCAAGGACAGGTTGAAGACTTCATTCAATTTGCCACACAGCCTAGACAGGATGTGCCTCTAGAAATGCTGGTCGACGTTTATAAAAGGTTTAGAAATTTACCTGAGAACCAAGGCGGCGAAAATGTAGAGGCGGCAAGAAGGGCTCAGTCTGTTCCTCAGACCGCTGGAGTATTGCAAGGTGGAGAACCTGCAAAGCGGGATGAGATGGAAGATATTTGGAATGGGGTTATAAGCGCAAATAGTAGAAGCGATATATTATAACACAATAACAATAGGAGTTTTGTATGGCAACATATAATGCTGGTATGGTTAAATTTGCCGACCCAGGGGCAGTCATTGATTCGACTATCCCGTCACGTCGACTTTTTAACTTTAGCGACCGAGTCGCAGACTTGGCTCCAGATGAATCTCCATTCTTTGTTTATTTGTCTAAAGTAGCAAAAGTTCCAACGGATGACCCGCAGTTCCGATTCTTAGAGGATAGGACCAAGGTTTCCATAACAGACCGCTCTTTCTTATTGAAAGGGTCACACAGCATTCCAGCCGCTGGCAGTACACTGGCTTATTCAGTTGATACTTCAGGTGGTGCGAGTGTTGATTGGCTTGTTAAGGGAATGGTTTTTGCAGTGGGTTACTCAGAAAGTAGCTCACCAGAGACAATTATCGTACGTGTCGAAAGCGCAGTTGTAGACGCTGGGAGCGACACT